GTACCATTCATCAACATAGAAGATGCTTCTTTTTTGAAGAGAACGTGGAGATACGATGAAGATATGAAGTGTATGTTGGCGCCTCTTGATCATGATTCCATAGAAAAAATGCTTATGGTATGGGTTAAATCAAAAGCAGTGACAGAAGAGTATCAAGGAGTATCTGTGATGTGTACTGCTTTGCAGGAATACTTTTTCTATGGGAAGGATATATTCAATGATAAACGCAATATGATTGTCTCTTTGATAGACAAATTGGGGTGGCAAGATTACGTCAATAAAGAAACATTTCCAACCTATGATGATCTTGTATTACGATTTAGGAATAGTTCTAGTAAATGTTCTACTTTCGAGGAGTGTTTTGCTCTTCAAAGTGGTGTGTGTGAATATACACCAAATTTTGAGAGAAATTTTTATTCTTTTTTATACTCTATAAACTGAAGTATGGTATTGTCCTCCATATTTCTATTATATAAAAAAGTCAAACTCACAAGAGTAGCTCTTGTGTCCAGAGGGAACAACTACTATAATAGTACGTCCACTCATAACAACGTAGAGTGGGTAGTAGTTCTGAAACTTATGACTGTAAGTTTACATTTTGTGGTAAAGCTCTGGGACAGTTGGCCCTTAATTTTTATGTGTTCGTTAAGTCAAATTATGAAGTTTTTTACTGCATCTTCTAAAAATGTAGTTAAGGTGATCTGTGAGTCAAATTGTTGTTTAATAAACAACGATGATGTTCTATGTTCATCTGAGTTTGAACTCCAATCTGGAGAATCATCTTTTGCTGATGAAGGAGAAGTTCTTGATGTAACTAAACAAGTTACTACAGAATTTCTTGATGAGTCTAAGGAGTCTGATGATGGTTTTTCAGCAATCGGAAATTGGTATCAACCAACAAAAACAGCAGATTCAGATATAGTAGATTTTATGAGTAGACCTGTACTCATACATAGTGTAGATTGGGTTGTAGGGGGCTTATTAGATGAGTCTATTAGCCCTTGGGGTTTATATTTTAATACTGATACTATTAGGAAAAAATTAGATAATTACGCTTTTTTAAGATGTGATTTAAAAATTAAAGTATTGATAAATGCTTCCCCATTTTATTATGGTGCCCTCTTGGCATCATATCAACCCCAAGCGGGTTTAGCTGCCACACCAGTGAACACAGCTGCTGTAGAAGATGTAGCTTATTCCCAAATGCCCCACTTTTGGATTTATCCTCAAACAAGTACAGGTGGTGAAATGACTTTGCCATTTTTGAGTATTACTGAATGGTTGCATACTGTTGGCGCTTCTGGTTTAACAGAACTCAATAACATGGGTAAATTTAGATTGGATAGTATAGGTACACTTAAGTTTGCGAATGCCACTGGAGCAGCCGATATAAATATTCAAGTGTATGCTTGGGCTGAGAACGTAGAATTAGCAGGTCTTACAGTTGATGTTGCACTTCAGATGGGTAAGGATGAATATTCCAGTGGACCTGTTAGTAAAGTAGCCAGTGCCATAGCGCGGGGATCGAGTAAATTAGAGTCAGTACCCTTTATTGGTAAGTACATGACAG